GAAGATACCTCTATAGTCGGATACTCCAAATGAGTATCTTTCTCTAGCTTTGTATCTAACGTTGCCAGTATCGAAATCACCTTCCATAGCAGTTTTTAATGCTGCTCTTTGGAAATGTTTCATACCATTAGGCACATCAGTAACGACATACCAACTGTCAGAGTCAGTTAAGAAATTGTTCACTCTATATCCTTGAGGAACCATTCCCATAGACACCACAGCATTGATATCATTATCTGCTGTTCCAGTTCTACCTTGAGATTTTAATAATCTCTCAGCTGCAAACTGGTTAGCAGAAGGAACAATCATCTTCACAGCTTTTGCTGCTATTCTCAATCCACGTTCATCAGTCATTGCAGCGATATCAATCAATGCTTGTTCTAATGAAGTTTCATTCAAGTCTGCTTGAGTAGTTAATGTGTTTTTAACTGCTGTTCCGCTAACCGTTGTGTGGTTAGTGGAGAACAAAGAAACTGCGTCGCCTGAATCAAAGTTATCCGTAGACGGAAGACCGTTGATTAAAGGTGAAACAGCTTTCACTTGTTTAGCATTAGACATAGAACGTGCTAAAGCTTTTGTGTATCTAGAAGCAAGTCTGTCGTAGAGGTTATCTTCGATAGCTTCTTCTGTGATTGCAAATGCTAGAGCAATTGTGTCGTGAGTATAACGAGCTGTGTAGGTTTCTTGAGCATCGTCAAATGAGATGCCTTGTCCTTCAGCTTTTACTTGCGCGTTAGCGAATCCTGATAACATAACTTCCTCTTCGAAAGCTCTGTCAGAAGACTCGGTAGTATAAATCTCAGCATGCTGATTTTCATACCTTTTGTATTCCAGGCCGAATAGTGCATTCAAACCTGGCTCTAGTTCTTTAACTAGTTGTGTTCTTGATATAGCCATAATTTATCTCCTATTCAGTATTAACTTCCAGAACTATCAATGTACTGGTTTAAGTTTTGGATTACAACGACGGTACAATAAGCTGCTGTTAGATCGTTATTTTCTGGATCTTCTGCACTTCTAATCAATCTCCATGTATTGTTAGTAGCGTGAGTGTCACCAATGTCGAGTGTTGTGTTCGATCTTCCAGTTGACGTACTTCCACCTGTGTTCACATCGAATGTGTCAAGATAGACAGCATGCGCACCAACAACAGTAGAAGCTACTGCTGCATCAGATGCAACATTGTACAATTGGAAAGGATTGTCATTTACGAACGCTTTAGTGTCTTCGCTGTTCGCTGGTGTAATTGTTGCATTATACCAACTTGCAAACGTAGGTTTTAAAGTAGTTGCAGCGTTGTAAAAGATCCCTTGAAGAACACCAACAGATTCGGCAGTGGCTGCATCTTCTGCAGTTACAATGTATCCAGCAGTTACTTGAACCGCCATTCCATTGTACTTATTTGCAGTGTCACCAGCATCTATAAAGTATTCGGATAATCCGTTGGTAGCAGGCGTGTTGCCTAACGTACCAGCTGCGATAAAACCGAATCCTGCGCTATTTCTATTAGCCATAGTTGTTTTCTCCTAAGTGTTCATAATTTTACTTATGAACGGTTAATTTAATTCAGTGATAGGGAATTGGTTGTTATCCCAAGAATAGTTAAAAAATTAACTTTTCTTTGTACCACCGAAGGTTACACGAGACTGCCTGTCTACATCGATAGGCATACTCTTATGTTGATCCCGCATCAGATCGTGTTCGACCGCTTTGTCTTGACCCTCAGTTAATGTTTTCTGATAGTCAACCCTTTGCTGCGCGATTTCAGTGGGTATCCTTGCCAACACAAGGCCACCAACCCCAATGATCCCCTTATATTTTCCCTCAGTGACTACTGGATAATCAGTATCCGGATATGCATCAGCTCTCACTAATTCATAACCTTCTCTCATTCTCCCAGAGATATTTTTAGTGTCTTGAAACCCTAAACTCTCTGACCGTAACCATCTGTGCCTGAATCCATCAGGTGCAGGGGGTGCATCTAGAGAAGATGGAGGAGCCCAAACTTTTGGTCTTTCAGTTTTAGACCTTGTTGAACTCGCACGGGAAGTTTCTTTTTCGTTTTTTTTCATATGCTCTTAAGCCTCCTTCGTGATGTTTAATTGTTTCGCATATTCTTCGAGTGGCACACCTAATTTTTTAGCTATTGCTACCTGTGAAGATGTGAGTCGTACAGTTTTGCGTCCTGGCTTAACACTTCGGTTCGCCGAAGCGACAGATTGAACTGGCCGTGACGTTTCTACACTACCACCTTTACCAAATTTATGAGGAAAGTCAACTTTTATTCTTTTGTCAATTTCCACATAGTAATCATCTGATTTAGGGTCGAAACCTTCATTATCAACTAAATCTTTGTGTATTTCAAAAGCTGTGAACGTCATGGCTCTATCTTTACCAAACCACGAGTTTCTAGCCGCCCATTCCTCTGCTTTTACATCTGGAGCAGGCAATTCAGTTGGTGTTCGTTCTGGAAGTTTAGCACCATCCGATAAAACCGGTCTAGGCGCTGGTTTTTGCTCTTTCAGAACATTTAGTCTTGCAGAATCAATGGATAATGCAGCGATCTTCTTCTGTGCATTCACTTGAGCCGTTGCATCTCCGGATTCAATCGCACGAGCTAATTCGTTCTGTGCTGATTCCATACCGGTAGTTACACGCGTCTCAAACTGCTTCACATAGTCTGTATTGACCTGTGAATACTTTGATTCCCATTCTTTTCTTTTTTCTTCTACAGCTTTCGCATAATCAACAGCCGCTTTTTCTCTGCGCTCTGCTTCTCTCATTTTTCGAGTTAATTTCGAAATACGAGATTGTACACTCTTGCTATAGTCTTCTAGTTTTTGGTCGTCCTTTTTTTCTTCCTTTTTTGGTTCGCTAGGTTGAACAGTAGGCTGCTCACTAGGTTTCTCAGTTGTGTCATCAGACTTATCATCTTTGACCTCCACTTCTTTTTTATTTTTTTCCTCTGGTACATCGATCTCGGCTCCTGGGCCGCTTGTATCAATATCCACCATCGGTTCCTTCTTCGTCTCTTTCTTTTCTTCTTTGACTGCTTCTTTTTTTTCTTCGTCTGGCATAGTTTCCTCCTTCTATGTTTAATATTTATGCAAGATATCTTCTGGATTCTTGACCGTTGCTAAAATTTCATCTTCATTCAGCAACCTTATTTCCCCGCCTTCTATTTGTATGCGTGATCCGGCGTAACGGGCAAAGATCACCCAATCACCAACCTTGCACCATGGTCCATCAGGATATCTGTCTTTATCCTTGTAACAATCTGGTCCCATAGCCAAAACATTGCCACATTGAGAAGCAACTTGTTGCTTATCCAATGTTTCTTGTCCCATTAGGATTCCTCCCTTAGTTTTTTCGTCCATTCTAAATGGTAAAACTAAAAGTCTCCAACCTGTAGGTTTTGGTAATTTGTCTGCCTCTTTGGCTTTTTTAATGCCAACAAGAGATGTATCTGGTAGTTTAATTTTTGGTTTTATCTGCGATGTTAATAATGGTTCCGTCATTTTGCTCCTTATCTTGCAGCAGGTTAGAGATTTCCTGTTTCATTGCTTCTAGTGCATTGATCTGTCCTATTGTATACTTGTAAGTTTCCATATTGTCAACCCCACCAGAAGTAACGTTAAGCGACAACATTTCTAATCGTTTCTTTATCGATTTTTGTATTTTATAAATTACGTCTACAGAATCCATTAAGCTAAATCTTTATAATATCTTTCATAACTTTTATTAGACGCATACTCATCGCCTAATTTGCTCCTGATATGAGAGCCAATATAAGTTTCTTTTTTAGGAAAAACAGCTTTAGTAGTTATTTTTTCCTTATTTTTTCTTTTTAACTGGTTTTTTCGATCCATGTTTATATACAGCCTTTTTAACACTTCCACCTTTTTTGAAAGATTGTTTTTATCCATAAATTTGTAAACCATTTTGGCAGATTCGAGAAATACTCAAAAAAGATCTCTATCTTCCTCATCGCCTCCGGATCCTCTGTCCACACCGACCAAGCAAGCACAATTATGGGAAGTGTAAGTATCCCAAGCACAATTTCGTCCTTCCAGTCGTTTTGCCGAGCTTCTAAAAGTTTGCCCTGGTATTGCTCCTCACCTCGGGCCATGCGCTCTGCATGCATGAGTCTTGCATCAGACATCGCCATCTTTGTACGTTGACGGTTTGCATAAAGTTTACCTCCAGCCTGTAATGCTATCTTTGCGAGTCCAAACCAAGCCATATTAGTACCAAGTTACAGGTTTTTGCTTCTTACGAGTGTATTGACCCGTAGGAGCGACCTTGTCTCCAGTCGCAATGTAAGTTTTTCCTCTGAAACTAGTCTTTGATCTTGGATCAACCGACTTTTTCTGTTCAGGAAACGAACCTACCTTAGCTTTTTTATAATTCCAAGCCATATTTTCCTCCTTTTAATTAATCTACTCCTTTTATAACACCTTTATTACGAGAAGCATAGAAAACTCGCTTTGCTTTCTTCTTCCCATAGGTTTTTTTCATTTTTTTCATAATTTTTTTACCTTTTTTCGTTAATGGCATTATTTTCCTCCTCTTGGCTTCATTCTAGCAAGTTGAAGTCGGTTTTGATTAGCCATTTCTTGTTTTTCAAGTGAAGTATCAGCTCTTAATTCAGCTAATTCTTCATTTTGGTCAAGTTTGTCATCAGTAATATCTCTATTTTGTACTAATTTAGCTCTATCCACATTAACTCTAGCTTCCATCTCTTGTTTTTTACGCTCATTTTCCATTGCTTTCAAGTCTACTTCTCTAGATTTAAGTTTAAGTAATGGATCATGGTCAAATTGAGATGTAATTTTCTTCTCTTCCTTCATAAAGTCTTCAGTTAATTCTGCAATCAGAATTGCTTTTCTTGCTTCCATCTGTTCTGAGAACTGTTGAAGCTGTCTTTGAATTTGTTGCTGCATTTGTGGGTTCTGTTGAGCTGTTTGTTGTAGCTGTTGAACTTGTTGAATCTGTTCTTTAAATTCTAATTCAACCTGTTCCTGAGCCATGATCGAAATATGTTCTAAAATATTCTTTTCCATAGAAATCATAACCGGTGGAGCATTTCTAACCATGTTTGTTGCCATAAAATTTAAGTGAGCTGTAACATGCGCTCTATGATCTTGACCTCTAAATGCTTGAAAAGGTTTTTGTGTTAATGCATCAATATGTTCTAATGCAGGATCTTTAGGTGCTGTTGGAGCAGGAGGAGGTAAAATTTTATCAATATCTTTAATTCCTAATGCTTCATACATTTTTCTATAAATCACATACATATTATGTATTTGTGGATTTGATGTTGCTAATTGTAACTCTGTTTGTGCAATCGTAATTCTTTGAGACATAGAAAAGATGTTTGGATCTGCAACAGGAAGAATATCTACTCTATCATCAAAATCTTGAAGTTTAACTTCTCTTCTATCTCCAACTACATCATATGGATAAACTGGAGGTAGATATATCTTAAATACTTTAGCTAATAATTTAAATTCTTGTTTCAATCCTGCGTACAATCTTTTATGAATTGCAGACATTACTCTTGATCCTCTTTCAAGTAATGCAACTGTCGTTCCAACTGCAGCTTGTTGATTTCCATCTCCAACTTGCATATCAGCAATAGCCGCAAATCTTTGACCTGCTTGAACTACAATTCCCATTAATTGTAATAAAGTTTGTGAGGGTTCTTTATACGGTAGAGGATAGAACGCATCTTTTAAACTTCCGCCTGGAGTATCTACATCTTTAAACTCTCCTGGTTGAATTGGGGATGCTTCATCTTTAACTCTTATTCCTCTTTGTTTAAATCCCGCTGGTAAATTCGATAACGTTCCCGCATCCAATAATTGACGGAGAGCCGCTGTTGCCGTACGGCTCAGTCCGCCAATCATATGAATGAGTCCAAAACCATAAAATCCTAGTCCTGGCAGAAATTTGAAGTGGACAAAATATTGGATTTTTTTTCGTTTTGGATCATTGGGCTCAAAGTTCCTCTTAATAGAAAGAACTTTTCGACTACCTTCTTCGATTGTTACGATGTAAGGTAATTTCACTCCGGTAGGACTTCCATCTTGTCCTACATCTTCAAAACCTTCCAAATCTAAATTTACATGACATTCCAGCAACGTATAAATACGTTCCTGTCTGCTTTTCTTAGATCCTTCCAGTTCTCTCTCTTTTTCGGTAACTTTATCTTCAACCACTCCTGGCTGATGTAATTCAATATCTTTATAAAAACCTGAAACTTGTTGTTTTCTTAAATCGTTCTCTGAAATCTTAACTACATGAACAATGGCTTCCGCATCCTCTAATGAGGTAGCAGAATACGGAACCACTAGATCATCTGCTGGAACGAACTTAGAAACCGCTCGTCCTAGTAAATCGTCATAATAAACTTTTTTAAATGTTGATCCACTTAAAGGTAAATGGAATAACATTTGATCAAATTCGAATTCATATTCCATCATCTGATCCATGATGTAATAATTCATAAAATCTTTAACTCGATTTGCTTGTTGTTCTTTAGCTTGGTTGGAAACTCCTAAAATCTGTGTACGTACGGGTCCTTCAGCAGGAAGCAATTCTTTATAGGCTCCAGCTTGAAACTGTGTAACCGCTTCAGCTAAAACCGGGTGTGTGGCACCGGATGCGCCTTGAAAAGGCTCACTTCTATTTTCATATTTAAATCCTAAAAGATTTAACCCTTTAATGTAACTTTCTTCCCATTCTTTTCTCGACATTTTATAATCCGTATAGTTGGATTGCATTTCGCTACCAATGGGATCTAAAATATCATCAGGAAGTAATTCTGCTAAATTGTCAAAATGTTTTTCAGTTCCAGGAATATTTAATCTTCCTGGTTCAAAATTAAGTTGAACCCCACCATCTTCAAGTTGTGTCACTTCAATGGGTTCTTGTGTAAGTCTCTCCGTTTCTTTCAGAACAACGTCTTGATCCGGTCCCGGAACTTCAACGTCGGTTCTTACTATATTAGGGAGTCCTTTATCGATTCGATTATCTGCCATTTATACTCCTACGTGTTTCTAACATTATTTAAAAGGTAAGGCAAGCCACTAGAATTCGGTCCTGATTTAGGTGGTTGAGCACTAACTCTTCCTCCTGTTGCAAATTCAGGTTCTATATCATCAAATAATCCTTCATCTTTAGCCATGTCCATTTCGGATTGAGCTCGGCCCTCTGCCCAATCAACTTGTTGTTCACCTTTAGTCAATCCATGTTTATCTACATTCTTAACTGTACCAGTAGTATATGTTTCCATAAGTCTTCCATTACCACCAAGAATATCATCTACTGTATTATGAGTCACAGTCTCCCAATCCATGTCCTCAGGATAGCGATATGTAGGAGATTCATCTACAACTTGAAACTCTCCTTTGAAAAAATGAGCTTTTTCTCCAGGATTTACTTCTATCCAGTGCGGATGTTCATAAGTCACGGTCCATGTTTGTTCATAGTCATTTTTTCCTATAACCGTATAGTTATCTCCTTCTTTAACAACATCAATTCCTCTAAGATCATCTCCTTTTACAAAACTATACATACCATCTCCTTCGTAAAGGAATCTTCCTTCTTTTTCTAATTTAGCAATAAAAGCTGGAAACCATTCTGGCATTTTGGAAGTTGTATCTACTAACGGTTTTATAAATCCAGCTGATTTTGGAACAGGGGTTATTTTAAATACTTTATCCAATCCAAAAACTTTCAACGCTCCTAAAAATCCAACGGTTCCCATCGTTGCAAGAAAGTCTCTTCGAGTAAATCCCTTATGCTCTAATTGTTCGGTAATTCTATCTCCGATTACTTCAGCATCTTTTGTAGTTTTAAAATGATTTTTAATGTGATTATAATATTTAAGCGGTGGAACAATCGGAGTTGCAATTTCAGCTCCTAATTCCGTCACTTGACCAAATCGTTTAGCTGCCGGAGTTAATCCTTCTTTTTTTGCTTCATTCTCCGCTACTGTTTTTAATTTTCTCATAAATTCACTTACTTTAGACAAACCAAACATTTTATGTCTCTCTGGATCATCTAAATGATATAACCAAGGTTCGTTCTTCTGTTGCAGTACTAATTTTCTAAAAAGTTGACTTGCCTGTCCTGGAACCCATTCCACACCTCTGGCAACCCCTGAAAGAGCTCCCGTAACTCCCAATTTCATGCCTGAGGGATGAAACATACTGTAAAGATGAGATCCAAGTTCTTCGGCACCACCTTTACCCCAGGTACTTACGTCCCAACCTTCTTCTCTATATTTTTCCTTTTGCCTTCCCTCTTCTGCTAAAACTTTTGCCCTAGCTTCATCAACTTCCATTCCTTCAAGTAAATATTTTAAAGGAGCAATATTCTTATCGCCTCTTCCATAATGTTGAATAGGTCCATCCTCTTCTCTTACATACGTATCTTCATTAACATCATAAATATCTGCAATGATATTATGAATATCTGTTTCTTTTTCTTCTTGATTATTATTCATAGCGTTTGTTAGAGGATAGTCCATGGTCCCTGTTTGAAGATTCACGCGCCCGCCATCAGAAAAATCATATTCCTTTTTTGGTACTATTCGGTCCATGAACCAGTTATCTTCTTCAATTCCTTCTTCTTCTTCAAACTGTTCTGATGGTAAACTATCAGCATAGTCTTTACGTTTAAAAGCTTCAGTTATTTTTTCAGTAATACTTTCTTCAGTATATTCAGGATCAGCTACTTGTTGACCTCCATGTATATCTGAATATTGATTTTTATATGTTTCTCTAATATTTTTAGCGATATCTTCTTTAGACGTTTTTCTAAGTGCTTTCAAAGTAGACTTTTGAGCAAATTCAAATGGTTTATAATCGAACAATCTATCTTCTTCTGCTTTTGATCCAAAATCTTTCCAAGTTCCTTCACCCATTACATGAAAAACATCTTCAAACGTTCTTGGAAGATTTAAATACGTTTCTGCTAAATTTTTAAATCCTACTTTTCCAGAATCTTCAATACCTAAATCTCGAGCTTGTTTAAAAGGTATTAAGTCTAGAGGAGCTGTTACAGGGCCTAAAACTTTTAGGGTTTTTCCAAAAGCCCCTAAAGTTTTTCCTATAGCATTTTTTACACCTACAGGAAGCATTGCAT